CTATTAATCCACTTGGTGAGACAACAGTCATAGTTCCGTCATAAATATTGACATCATTATTAGCTGTGCTAGGTCTCAAAGTAGAGTTAGTCAAAATGTAAGCAGTTTTTTCCAAAGAATCGGGGACAATCAACATTAGTCGTCCACTTCCAATAGCCATTGGCAAACCTCTATCATCTAATTGTCGTCTTAGGGCTTGTTTAGCTACTTCCAAATTAGGCTCGCTTAATACAATTCCAGTTGCGGAAGCATTAGATTGAGCAGTTCCTCCGTCTTTTCGAGGATGTCCTACTGAACAAAGAGGTTTTCCATCAGAGTAATAAGTTACATCTGAAGGTAAACTAGATTGAGCAGTAAAAGCATAATTGAAAACACTGAAAGCACTTCTATCGAATTCCATTTTGAATCCAATATGAATATCTCTAGCTTCATCAAACTTGTCTTGTAAATCCTTATCTCGGTCATCTTTGAATTCTTCGGTGATTTCTACACCATTAGTCTTTTTGATAAATTTAAAGACTGTTTTGTATCCAGGTAGTCTGGAGTCCATTGCATAGTCTTCTCCTTCATCAGTAAGTCGGGGGTATCCTACACCAGTTTTGCTGGTAAGGGTTTCCTCAGCTTTGTCTGAATTTTTTTGTTTGAACAGAGCAGTCGCTTTATTAGCTTCAACTCCCAAGGCAGATTCTATCCCTAAAGAATAAGCCATTTCAGCTTGGTTGTAAGCTTCCACAAATTTTGCTCCTGTCCCTTTAATCCAGCTTTCGCCCCAACTTGAACGTAATTCAACATTCATAGTTTTGCTTAATTAAAAATTAAAAATCACTCTTTAAGGAATACTATTCCTTGACACCTTCAATTTCGCTCATAGCCAAAGAAACCATTAAACGAGTTGAATCGTTAGGGTCTTTGCCTAATGAATAGAAATTAGCAGGAGTCCCGATAGTTCTGGTAGCAGTAGTTTCTAACAACTGACCATATTCAGCACCAGCAGAGTTAATATCCAATCTAGCTCCAGGTAAGTCAGAGTCGTTAGTAGTACCTAATGTTCCACTAACTTCAGCTGAATAAACTGAATCTTTTGAAATATCAACGAAAGCATAGTAACCATCTGAGTTTGTAGCATCAGTAGTTACCTGTCTCACATCGTTACCACTAGCAGTACCTGCTACAACAGCAGGAGCTGGTAGAATGTTACCGTTAGCATCAGCGAAAGAAGCTATAACCCCCAAAAGAGGTTGAGCAGCAGCCCCTAAGGTAGCTACCCCGTTTTGGTAAACCTCAATTGCATCACCAACCTCGAAGGTTTGGGATACACCAAGATTAACTAAAACTAGTTTTCGCCCGACACCACCGATACTTCGTGCAAATTTTAACATAGCTTTATTAAATTAGATTAATTATGAGTGGTTACCATTCTAGGCTAAGAAGACCTTTCTTTTGCATGTCCTTCATAGCTTCGATTGTTTCGGCTGAAACACCCGTCCCTTCCATAACTTTCTTATCCATAGAGTCCAAGTCGCCTTGACCTTTAGGAGTAGTTTTCTGGGTATTTCCACCACTATTGCCCGCTTGATTTGCGATTTCTCTTTGCTTTCTCTCAATTTGAGTTTTGCCTGAGTCTTCGCCTCCAAGAATCCTATGAGCTTTCTCCAAGTCTTGATAATAATCTCCACTTGGTCTGATAGAACCATTCATCTCATCTAAGAGTTCAGCCCATTTATCTGGGTCTTCTAAATACTCAGGATGAGAATCATAGAAATCAGAACGAGCATTTCTTCTTTCTCTTTGGATTCTCTTCGATTCAGATTCCATGAAGGGTTTGATTTTCTCGTCAACTAAGCTTTTGATGTATTCAGGGTCGTAAGCTTGATTTGGGTCAACCTTCTTTTCCTTTTTATCATCATCTTCTTTCCAAAAATCGTCCTCATCATCTTCTTCTTCTTTCTTTTCCTCTTTCTTTTGAGGAGGAGTCTCTTTTTTGGCGGGAGTTTTTTTAACTTTTGCTAATTCTTCCTCTAGCTCTCTCTTTTGAGCTTCGGCTTCTCGAGCCTTTCTCAAGGCTTGATTGTATTTATTAGCATCCGCTTTTTCTCCCTCTTTGACGAAATCATCTTTCTTCTTGTCATCTTCTTTTGTCTCCGCTTCTTTATTAGAAGCATCTTCGACTTTCTTTTTTTCCATAATTTTTGAGCCTAACCTGTTTTGTTACTGCTGGTGGCTTCCAGCGATGGCTTAAATTAATTATTAATATTTTACTATCCTATTTTTCTTACTACCTACAGCTTTCTTTTGTCTAGCAGCTTCCCTCATTTTCTTCTTAGGGGTATGGTCTTCAAACTTCTCGGCTAAAGTAATGAAGGCGTAGGCTGAGCCTTTAAAGCTCTCTTCTTGGGTGTAAAGGAACTTATTCTGATAAGCATTGGCACATTGCCTTAGGAAATCTCCAAATTCTTTGGTTTCTTTCCGCTTAGCCAGAAAATTAAACATCTTATTAATCTTTTTCTCATTCAACTTTTTGTAACTTTTAGATTCATAGAACCTAAAGAACAAATTTAATAATCGTTTCCTCATAATAGTTCTTCTGCCCCTGGTATCCCTCCAGTTACTGGTGCATTAGGTTGATTAACGCCCCCTCCTGGCGGTGGCACTTGACCCATTTCCATGGTTTTTTGCATCTCTTTAGGGTCAGGCTTTATATAAAATCTATCAGGGTCTAATCCTAACCTAATAATGAAATTGATAGTTGCCTCATCAGCATCAATCAATGGGTTAGCCTTAGATTCCTCTAATAGAGCTGTTGCTACTTGCAATAGTTCCTGTCTGGTGGTTGGTGGTTCAACATCCTTATTAAGTCTGACAGTATATTTAGAACTACACATCTCAGGGGTGACATCTATCCAGAAAGGGTTCTTGCCAGTGTCATCCACCGTGATTTCTCTATATTTAGGTTTAGTCTTCTTGTTGCCGTTCCTGTCTTTAAGCGGACTTCCGTACTTATCTTTAAGAACTACATATTGAATCGGCTCTTTATAGAACTGACAAATATTAGAAACTCTCAACTTCGCTCGCCTAAATAATAGATGTTCAATAAATACTTTGAAATTTCCTGATAATTTCTTGGCGTTTTCATCCAAAATAACTGCCTCTTTGGCTGTTTTTCTTCCGCTATGGACTCCCATTTGAGTTGAACCAATAGCGGTATTAACATCTGACTTCTTATCCAACCATTCCAACACCTGGAAGGTAGATTGCTGAGTTCCTGAAATATTAAGCTCTTTAGCTTGATTAACATCTCCAGTCATTCGGAAGGTCTTGCCTGGGAACATCTGATAAGAATCCATTTCTGCCCCATCACCTAACATAATCGGCTTATGAATAGAAAGAACTTCTTGGTCAACCGTCATTCTAAGCAAGGCATTAATAGTCTCTTGTTCTCCAGCCATAATATCTGGTAGAGCTTTGCCATAGAACTCATCTTCATCAGCTATTTCGTAAACAGTTTTAACGAAGGGTAGTCTTTTGTGATTGAATGGCAAAGGACAAACTTCATCTTTATCTTGAGGATTCAACCAAACTCCGTTGGCTAGAACAATGAATTCATCAATATCTTCATTGTAATACTTCATTATCTCTATAATATCGGTTCTGTCGTCTCCAACTTGCTTATATTTAACATTCTCAATCTCTTCGGTATAAATCCCTGGTTTTACATATTTAGCCTCCTCATACCCACCATAGACCTTATCGAACTCCTCTTTATCCATGTATTGTAAGACAATACAGTCATGTTCAATCTCAGCTGAGTTCTCATTAGGGTAGAACTGCATCAAAGGGACAATATCTCCATAGACATGACCGCAACCTCCTTCAATAATCTGACGTTTTCTGGTCTTAGCCTTTCCAGTTTCGTGATTGAAACCAGTAATCTCTTTAACTTCTTTTTTAACCTCCTTGTAGCCTTCTTCAACAATTACAGTTCCTTTAACACAGGCTGATAGAGTTTGTAAGTACAATTTATAGAAGCCTTCTTCTTGTTTATGAGTGTCCTCGAATACCAGCCTCATGTCAGCAGCCTTCTTGTTATCCTGCCTACTGACCCCAACTATGTTGATGTAAGGTCTAGCAGCAGCTATATTAGCCACAGTAGCCTTAACTTTAGCTCTAGTCTTCTGGTCGAATATAAGTGACTGCCAAGCCTCCTTAGTCTCTCTAATCTCATCTGGGACGATTCCATTATAGGCATCTACATTATCATTAACATATTCAGTAATAGTCCTGCCATCAAACTCCCTTCGTTTCTTATCCCGCTCATCTCGCATGTCCTCAAATCGGTTATAAACACGATTAATGGCTTCCACCTGCTTCTTGTTGGGTTCGTAATTATATTGTTTTTCTTCCTCCATAATTTTTTTTAATAGCTTACATGGGAATTACCTTCACGGACTTTATCCCACTTAGTATATGTTTCAGTGACTGGCTTTCTGGCAGGAGTAACCATTTGGATTACACTAGCCAAAGCATCTATTAAGTCATCTGTCGAACCTCTAGGGAATCGGAGGAGTTCGCCTTCCAAGACTCTGGTATTCTCGTCATTTTCCCTGTGATAGACACTGCCGATGGCGTATCTAGGTTGTAAACCTTTAATTTTACGTTCTTTATCGGTATCAGCTTTGATTTCTTGAATCCTCATAGAGCTTACAGTGGAGTGAGACCGTTTTTTTTCTTCTTCTATGAAATATACTAAGGATTTCTGATAAGCAACTGTTTCAATTCCCACCTTCTCGGGAAGCCACCTTTCATACATTCCAAATAGTTCCTTAATGGTCTCAACCGGAGATAATCTCTCCCTAATCATCTCTGCTATATACATTTCGTTCTTAGTATTGACCAGAACACACATTATGGCGGTGAAATCAGCTGTTTCTTTCTTAGAAATCGCTGGGTCAACTACTATATAGAACTTATGAGGTTTTTTTAGAAGTACATTGTCTAACTGTAAATCATTAAAATATCTAAACATCTCTCTTTTAAATATCTGGTCTTCTTCTGAGACTGGTTCATTGAAATATTCCTGATAGAAGGCTGCATCTGACCTGCCCTCTATTGACATATCTCGCCTTTTCTGTTCTAGCTTCTCTACAGTCCAGTTACTAGCCCATAATAATCTCCTTTGATTGTCCCAAGCCCTATAAATCATTCCTTCGTGAGAATTAATCAGAGTCTGGAGCAAGGAATCATCGTGCAAAATAGTTCCAAACATCTTAATAGTACCTACCTCATTTTCCGTAGCTGGAATAATTCCTCTAGTATAGTTCTGCAAATACTTCAATCGCTGGTCAGGGTTCTCAATATGCTCATCTGACTCAACATCGTCCAGAATAATCCTAGTAGGTCGAGTATGACGAGATTTCAAACCTCGAATAGGAGTATCATAGCCTTTTCCTCTCAATCGAACTCCATTAACAATGAAGTCTCCAGTAGTATCTTTCATTTTTGAGCTAATCTTCAATCTAG